CAAAAGGTGGAATCGTTGGTAGCGTAGTATCTTTCACAGCGATTGATACTGCTACATACATGGTTCACAATTCTTTATTGATTGGATCAGGTACAATAGTAACACCATACGCAGACGCGTAATAAATAATTAGTGTGGGGCTTCGGCCCCACATATTAATTTTAAGGAGAAAAATATGAGTTCAGATCAGAAGTTTACAAATATAGCTAGCACAGGACAGGTAAAAACTATTTCTGGTGGTTCTGTTAATATAGGACCTTGCAGAATAACTTACATTCAAGCAAACGGTGTAGCATCATCTGTTGTTGTGTTAAGAGATATTTCATCTGGTAGTACAGGAGATAAAGTTTTTGAAGCTGATTTTGGTACAGAAGGTTTAGACATCTATGTTCCAGGTAATGGTATCAGATTTGAAAATGGTGTTCATGCAACCATGACTAACACAACGTCTTTGACTATTGGTTACACTGGCTAGGAGTTTAAATGGCTAATACTACTTCGGGAACAGCAACGTTCGATAAAACTTTTGCTATTGATGAAATAGTAGAAGATGCTTTTGAACGTATTGGATTACAAAATGTTGCTGGTTATCAATTAAAATCTGCAAGACGATCTCTTAACATATTGTTTCAAGAATGGGGCAATAGAGGTATTCACTATTGGGAAATAGATGAAGTTAATTTAGATTTAATTGAAGGACAATCAGACTATGATTTTTTTAGATCTAGCGATGATGGTACAAGTGCAACATCAACACCAAACGGTGTTTATGGAATGTCCGATGTCCTTGAAGCACAATTAAGATCTAATAGAACTCAAACAACTCAATCAGATTCACCAATGACAAAAGTAGATAGATCTACTTACGCAGGATTTTCAAATAAATTATCTAAAGGAACACCTAATCAATATTGGGTAGAAAGATTTATTGATAAAGTTAGGATACACGTTTATCCAACACCAGACTCAACAAATGCATCTAAAGATATGCATTTTTATTATATAAAAAGAATTCAAGATGTAGGTGATTATACAAATGCAACAGATGTACCTTTTAGATTTGTACCTTGTATGGTTGCTGGTTTAGCATTTTATCTTGCACAAAAATATCAACCACAAGTAGTTCAAGCTATGAAATTATATTATGAAGATGAATTAGCTAGAGCGTTAGCAGAGGATGGGTCAGCTTCAAGCACATACATTACGCCTAAAGCTTATTACCCAGGAACATAATGGCAAAATTTGCAACAGGTAAGTATGCAAGAGCAATATCAGATAGATCTGGTATGGAGTTTCCATTTAATGAAATGGTTAGAGAATGGAATGGATCTTTTGTGCACGTTTCAGAATTTGAGTCAAAGCAACCACAATTAGAACCAAAACCTATGAATGGTGATTCTATTTCTTTACGTAATGTAAGACCAGACAGAACAGAACCAGCAGTTGCTGCTATGTTAGGAAACAATCCTTTTTCTATAACTGCATCATCACAAACGATTACAGTTACTGAAAATAATCATGGTAGAACAAGCGGAGATACTGTAAGATTTAGAAATGTACAAGGAAGTCCTGGAGGAGTAGATTTTTCTACCTATGAAAGTGCATCAGGATTTAGTATAACAGTTACGACAACAGATAAATACACTTTTAGTTTAGGAGTAACTCCAAGTGTAACAGAAGACGGAGGAGGACCAACTGTGTCTGCAGGACCAGTTACATTAACACCATGATAAAAAAATTAAAAAATTTTATTTGTAAACTACTTGGCATTAAACAATGTGCATGTTCAGAAGAAGTTTTAATTGTAGAAGAAACTGCAAAACAAAAAAAGATACGTGAAAAACATAAAGGAGAAACTAAATAATGGCTGGATTAAGTGCATCAGGATTAAAAACACAAATTAGAAGTTATACAGAAACAGATTCTAATGTTTTAACAGATACTGTTTTAGAAAATATTATTTTAAATGCTCAATATAGAATATTTAGAGACGTACCAATTGATGCTGATAGAAAACAACAATTAGGTAATTTAGTTGCTGGACAAGAATCAATTAATGCTCCAGCGGGTGCATTATTTATTAGAGGAATACAAGTTTACAGTACAGCAGGATCTGAAACTACAGGAGCTAATAGATGGTTAGAAAAAAAAGATTACACTTATTTACAAGAGTTTCAAGATGTAACAGGAACATCAGCAGCTCAAGGTCAACCTAAATATTATGCGATGTTTGGTGGAGGTACAGGAGAATCTGATACAACATCAGGACGTATAGCTTTTTCTCCAGTTCCTAATACTACTTACAGATTTAGAGTGCATTTTAATAAAATGCCTGATTTGCTAGAGGGTAGTGGCACTAATTATATTAGTATGAATTTTTCAAATGGGCTATTATATTGTTGTTTATCGGAAGCATATGGCTTTTTAAAAGGTCCGATAGATATGTTGACATTATACGAGAATAAATATAAACAAGAAGTACAGAAGTTTGCTAACGAGCAAGTTGGTAGAAGACGAAGAGATGACTACACTGATGGCGCTGTTCGAATACCAGTAAACTCAGCAAACCCGTAGGAGAATAAATTATGGCAATATCATCGGCAATATGTTCAAGTTTCAAACAAGAACTTTTACAAGGTAAACACAGTTTTGAATCTTCAGGTGGTCACACTTTTAAATTAGCTTTATTTGATAGTGATGCTTCTTTAGGTGCAGCTACAACAGACTATTCAACATCAGAAGAAATTACAAATACATCTGGTTCTGCTTACTCTGCAGGTGGAGCAACTTTAACAAACTCTGGCGTATCTTTATCTTCAACGACAGCATTTACAGATTTTTCAGACGTAACTTATTCATCTGCATCTTTTACTGCAAACGGAGCAATGATTTATAACACTACAACAAATGGTGGTTCTTCAACTACAGACTCTGTTGCAATTATTGCATTTGGTGGTGATAAAACAGCAAGTAATGGAACTTTTAAAATAGAGTTTCCAACAGCCGACGCAAGTAACGCGATAATCAGATTAGCATAGGAGGTCAACCATGTCGGTGACTTCAGGATGGGGCCGGTTTAGCTGGGGTCAAGCTAACTGGAGCGCAGATACAACTTTAAAAACTGGTTGGGGTGCAAAGTCTTGGGGTGAAGATCCTTGGAGTGCATTACAAAATGCTACAGTACAACCATCTGGATTATCTATAACATCAAACGTTGGTGCAGTTGATGTACCAGACGTAATTTTAACTTTAACAGGACAATCATTTACAGCTTCGCAAGGTGAAGCATTTAATCCTGTAGTAATAGAAGGTATATCAGCATCGTTCTCTGTTGGATCGATAACTCCAAGAGATCAAACACAAGGTCTAAGTGCTGATGCAATTACTGCAGTTTTAGGAACACCAACAGTTGCAGATATGGTTGTTGGTTTATCCGGTCAATCATTTACAGTTTCACAAGGAACAGCAAAAGCACCAAACGAAACAGTATTACCATCTGGGTTATCTATAACTTTAACTCAAGGAACAGCCACAGGAACATCTTCACAAGAGGCAGATTTAACAGGTCAATCAGCTACTGTAAGTTTAGGTACAGTTACAATACCAAATGATACTGTATTAGTATCAGGTGTTTCGGCAGAATTTAGTTTAGGATCTATTGTTGGTTTAGGTGGTGCTATAGCTCAACCAACAGGCTTATCTTCTACCCCTGCTGTTGGATCTTTAACAATAGAAGAAGCTTTAGGATTAACAGGTCAATCATTTAGTGCTAGTGTAGGGTCTATTTCTATAGCAGATATTCAGGTAGGATTAACAGGTCAATCTATAACTACAAATATTGGAACAGTTGACATATTTGCTTATGGCGATGTTGACACTGGATCAAATACGTCTTATAGTAATGTTTCAACAGGTTCGAATGACTCTTATTCGGATGTTGCAACTGGATCAAATACAAGTTATAGTGACGCTGCATAGGAGATAAATTATGGCATCAACATACACACCTTTAGGTGTTGAACTTCAAGCAACCGGTGAAAATGCTGGAACTTGGGGTACAAAAACAAATACAAATTTACAAATTATAGAACAAATAACCGGTGGGTATATACAAAAATCAATAGCTGGTGGAGCACAAAATACTGATTTAACTATTTCTGATGGATCAACTGGTTCAGAACTTGCACACAGAATGATTGAATTTACAGGTTCTATTACAGGTAATCAAGTTGTTAGAATACCAATTGATGTTCAAACTTTTTATATTTTAAAAAATTCAACATCGGGTGCATACACAGTAGAGTTTAAATACATAACTGGTTCAGGAAGTAGTTTTACTTTTGCAGCTACAAATAAAAAAACTGCTATTGTACAAGCAACAGCAGACGATGGAACTAATCCAAATATAATAGAAATTCAAACAGGTGGAGATGTCGTAGACGATACATCACCACAATTAGGTGGCGACTTAGACACTAATAGTTTTAACATAGCTTTTGATGATGCACATGGAATTAACGATGAAAACGGTAACGAACAAATAATATTTCAAACAACATCATCTGCAGTAAACCAATTTGATATTACAAACGCTGCAACAGGTAATGCACCTAGCATATCTGCAACAGGTGGAGATTCTAATATAGATGTAGCTGTTATTCCAAAAGGAACTGGTGAAACTAAAATTGGAACAGGAGCTGCAACAGCAACTCTTACTTCAAGTGGTGCATACGATTTAACTTTAGATACAAATTCAGGAACAAACTCTGGAACGATTACAATTACAGATGGAGCAAACGGAGCAATTACAGCAACACCTAACGGAACTGGTGAAGTGGTTGTTGGTGGTAATACTAATCCAGGTACTCTTGTTCTTAATTGTGAATCTAATTCTCATGGAATTAAACTACAGTCACCCGCACATAGCGCATCCCAGAGCTACACACTAAAATTTCCCACTGGAAATGTTACAGCAGATAGATTTTTAAAAGTAGCTTCAGTATCGGGTTCAGGAACAACGGGTGTTGGTCAATTATCTTTTGCTGAAGTATCTGGTGGAACGTCTTGGCAAGCTGTTAAGACATCTAATACAACTATGGTTGCAGGTGAAGGTTATTTTGTTAACACAACATCGGGTGCTATCACAATGACTTTACCATCATCAGCAACACAA